GCCGCATCTGGGCACCAAAGTTCGAGGACTTCCTAGACAGTTTCGGCATCCCTTACACCCCAAGGGTGGCGCCGTACGTTAGTCACACGCTGCACTTCCCCGGCGGTGATTCAACGATCCTTGGCCTGTCCTTTGAGAATTATCAGCGGATCGTTGGTGACGATTGGGCCTTCGCAATCATCGATGAGGTTGATACCGCGAAGGCATCAATCGCTCAGCGTGCCTATGACAAGATCCTGGGCCGTATCAGGGTCGGCAACTTTAACCAGCTCCACTGTTATTCAACGCCAGAAGGCTTCGGGTTCCATTACCAAACGTTTGGCACTGACGCAGCACGGGAGGGCAAGCGCAGGGCCCTGCTCAGGATGAAGACGGCAGATAATGCCCATAACCTCAGGCCGGGCTTCGTCGATGACCTGCTGAGCCGTTACACGCAAGAGCAATGCCGTGCCTACCTCGAGGGGATCTATCAGAACCTGGCGACCGGCACCGTCTATGACAGGTTTGACCGTGCCAAACACGTTTCAGGCGTCAACGATGATCCGTTAGGTGAAGAGCCGCTGAGAATTGGCATTGATTTCAATGTGGGCAATATGAATGCAGTAATCGCGATCAGGTCAGGCAATGCGCTGCATTTCATCGATGAGATCAGCGGCGCCCATGACACTGATGCCTTGGCACAGGAGATCTGCGCTCGCTATCCAGGCCGGAGGCTCTACGGCTACCCCGATGCCTCAGGTGGCAACCGCTCGACAAATGCAACTAAGACAGATCTGGAGATCCTGGCCGGCTATGGCATCAGCAACCAATCACCTAAAGCAAATCCGAGGGTGGCTGATCGGGTTTCTGCTGTTCAAGGTGCTTTGGAAAACGGGAAAGGGGAGATCAGGATCCAGATCAACCCCCGATGTAAAAAGCTGATCGAATGCCTCGAGCTGCAGGCATATAACGAGCGGCAGGAGCCTGACAAAGAATCTGGGCATGATCATATGAATGACGCTGCCGGCTATCTGGTCTGGCGTGAGCTGAACCCATTGCATCGCAGGGCTGGCCGTGGCACCGGCATTAGACTGTATTAACGAAACATTGAACGATGGCCAAGCGCCGTAGGAGCTGACCTGCTACGCTCAGCACGTTGCCTGAGTTAAGGGGTCTCAGGTTCCATTGGCCAAGGTGGGTTCATAGCCTCAGCGAGTCGAGCCGCTGGGGCTTTTTAATGCCTATAAGCATCCGCTGCTTTCTTTGCGTTCGCATTCTGCAGCTGCTTACGGTGCGACTCCACTAGGTGCCAAGATGACACGTTGCAACAGCTAGTGATCCCTTCCTCTGTCAGGCATACCCTCACGCAATCGTCCGCAGTGGGGCTTACGTCCAGATCGTTCATGGCTTTAACTCAGGCCAGTAGACAGTGATGTAGCCCTTCAGCAGCTGTTCCAGAGCACCATGCGGTGCCCGTCCTGAGACGTCTTGGGATGTCTGGCGAAGCACCTCGGGCACGGCCCAGGCTGGGTAGGTATCAGGGCAGAAGGCGAAGCGGAACCCCACACGGTGGTGGAGCAGATCCAGGGCTGCCACCCACCTGTTTCGTAACCGCTCTCCATAGCGGCGGTCGGTCTTGGCGTGCTCCAGGTCGCTGGCAACCAGCACCTCGCTTAGCGCGTCCTCAACCTTGATATGAAAACCAATATCGCGGCTGACTCGGGCCTTGAAGAAGTAACAGAGAGTGCCGTAAATGCCCGCGCCTAGCTTTGCGGCTAATTGGTTCCTCTCATGGCTCAGGCTTGATACGGCTTTGGCCACGGTGGCGCTTACGTCTAGATCGTTCATGGCTGTTTTGATGCCTCTTGCTAAGTTAGGGCCGAATCCACCCCCAGCATCATGGAAGAATTTCTCAGCGCTCTCGACGACCTCATCGCAGAAACTGAAGGGCTCAGCGTGATCGAGCTTGTCGGCGCGTTGGAACTAGCCAAAAACGACATCATCTCAGGGCTTGCCGTAGCTGAAATGCTGGCCGAGGACGGCGAAGGCGAAGGCGAAGAGGCAACAGCATGACACGGCCCATCGTTACCGCTGTGGGCCGTTTGCTGCAGCCGAAACACGGCGAACCGCGAAAGCATCAGCTGATTAAAGTTGATGCAAATGGCCGTGCCAAAATTATCAAAGATCAGCCGGCCTAAACTGTTAGCAAAAGGCGGCTACAGCATTGGGCTATCAATCAACGGCACGAAATAGAACTAAAACGTCAAAGGTCGTGAATGTCTATGACCCGAATCAGGCATGGATCGATCAGGAACCACACTGGGAGCTGATCGAATGCCTGCTGACGGGCACCTATGGCATCAGGAAGGAGGGCCGTAAATATCTCCCGCAGGAGCCGCGAGAGTTAGACGATGCCTACCAAAACAGGCTGCTCCGCAGCACGCTGCAACCGTATTACGTCAGGCTGGAGCGGCTACTGGCCGGGATGCTTACGCGCAAGCCCGTCAAGCTGAACGACATCAGCGACGGCATCCGTGAGGACTTGTTCGACGTTGATCGCCAGGGGAATGACCTGAACACTTGGGTGTATGAAACAGCCCGTAAGGCGATCCGCTATGGCCATGCTGGCGTTTTAGTTGATGCACCATCAGACGGTAACGGCAGGCCGTATTGGTGCGCCTACACCCCAAGGGACATCTTGGGCTGGCGCACTGAAATGCAAGACGGCAAGCCTCGACTCGTTCAGCTCAGATTGAAAGAGCAGGTGACAGAACCTGATGGAGACTACGGCGAAAAAATAGTTAGTCAGGTGAGAGTATTGACGCCAGGGTATTACGAGCTGTTTAGGCAAGATGAGAAGAAAGACTACACATTATTTGAAGAAGGCAAAACAAGCCTTAGCGAAATACCGTTTTCAGTTGTATATAGCAACCGCGTTAATTACTTGCAATCAAAGCCACCGATGGAAGACATCGGTGAACTAAACATCAAGGCGTATCAAGTCCAATCAGATCTTGACAACATCTTGCATGTGGCGGCAGTTCCGATGCTGGCGATTTTCGGATTCCCGCAATCAGCAGAAGAGATCAGCGCGGGGCCAAATGAAGCGCTCGCCTTGCCCGAAGGCGCATCCGCGCAATACCTAGAACCAGCCGGTAACAGCTTTAATGCATTGTTTCAGCGGCTGGATCAGATCGAAAAGCAGATCAATGAGCTGGGCCTAGCCAGTGTGCTGGGCCAGAAGCTCTCAGCCGAGACAGCCGAGTCAAAAAGGATCGACCGCAGCCAAGGCGACTCAACGATGATGGTGATTGCCCAAAACATGCAGGACATGATTGACAATTGCCTGCGGTTTCATGCTGCCTACCTAAACGACGCATCACCCGGCAGCGCATTGATCAACCGTGATTTCATGGGTTCCCGTATGGACCCTGGCGAGATCAAAGCGCTGCTTGAGCTCTATCTGGCCGGCACCATCACGCAATCCACTATGTTGGCCCAGCTTGAGGCAGGGGAAGTGCTTGGTGATTCGTTCGACCTTGAGGAGGAGCTTGAGGCAACGGCTGCCGGTGGCCTGCAGGAATGAGCACCCCGTCTGAGTTCTATCGGCATGCTGTTGATCTGAACAGGTTCAGCAATGCTGAGGCAAAGCAAATTGCGATCGCTTACAACCGCCTGATCCTGCAGGCTGTCGCAGAACTGCAGATCCTGGTCGAAGATGAGCGAGCCTTTGACCGTCAAACCAGACTCAGGGAGATCATCCGGCAGCTACGGGCAAGCCTCGATAACTGGGCCGGCGAAAGCTCCGCATTACTGGCAGGGGAGCTGCAGGGCCTAGCCACATTTGAGGAGCAATTCATCCGGGCGCAGCTGCTGGAGATGGTGCCAGAACGGATGATCGATCAGGTCAGAGCGTTGCAGATCGATCCAGCCTTTGCCCGTGCTGTCGTAATGACAGATCCGATTGAGATCGGCCTAAATGTTCTGTCTGATGACCTGCTGGAAGCAGTAGGGCCATCACCGGCAACCTTCAGGCTGACGGCAACGCAGGGCGCTCAAATCACGTTGCCCAATGGCTCGACCGTATCAAAAGCCTTCAGGGGAATCGCTGAATCTCAAGCTGAGCTGTTCACCAAAACGGTCCAGTCTGGATTCTTGGCAGGTGATTCAGGGCCACAAATGGCAAGGCGCCTAAAAGGCCGTTTGAAGTTTGCTGATTTTGGGCCGCTATCGGTTCGGCAACTAGCGCAGGCAGGGGGCCAGCTCACAGCAGTAGCCAACCATCAGGTCAACGCGCTGGTGCGGACGAGCGTCAATCAAGTGGCCAATACGATCAGCCAGGCCACCTACAAGGCCAACGCTGAGATCACAGAGAAATATAAATACGTTGCGACGCTGGATTCACGAACCTCCGCACGCTGCAGGGCATTAGATCAGCAGGTGTTTGACTACGGAAAGGGGCCAACACCCCC